GTTTAACTTAGATATAGCTCTATCGAGAGGTAGGTTTGTTAAACCTGATATAACTTGAGCGCCAGCTAAATAAGCGGGATTATCTAGACTAAAACCTTTTTCTTTCATCAGCTCTCTTTCCCAAGTAAACGTATTTGCAGCTGATCTTAATTTTCTAAACTTAGAATCTAATGGTGGTGAAAAATCAAATAGATCATAAACTGCTTTTACAAACTTAGGTGACTTTTTATTATTTTCTTGAGCTAAAGTTATTAAAGAGTTTTTAAGTGCTAAAGCAGCTTTACCTTGTATACCTAAACCTGATAATAATGAATCAGCCATACCATTAGCTATTCTACCTGTCTTATCTTCTTTCTCTTCATCTTCTTCATCTTCACCAAATGCTTCAGAAAACAAAGCGTTTTGTAGCGCGTTAAATATAAGGTTTTGAGCTACACCATAAAAAGCTATTGTACCTACGTGTTTTTTCCAATCACCTCTACCGTTTATTAAATCTTGTGTAGATCTTTTTATTATACGAGCATACTGCATTGGTGTATTAGCAAAGGCTAATATAACTCGACCAGCACCACTCGCTTGTTGTTGTGATATTTTACTAGGATTACTTGACTGCTGATTTACTTCTGCTATTTGATAAAAATCTTCAAAAGCTTTTTGCTCTGCAAGTTTTTGATCCATACCTTGATTAAGATACATGTCTAATTGATTTCTATAAAAAGCAGCGCCACCAGTTGCTATAGCAAAACTATCAGCAAATCTTGTTAATACAAAACCTTTATTAAGTAATAAACCTAAAACTGATTTTGCTTTATTAGAGCTATCTGCGACGGCGTCTGCTATTTCAGATTCACTTACGTTTATTTTTAAGCCATTACGTCTTTCAACTAAATAAGGAGAATTCATTAATGTTTGAAAATCTTTCCAATATTGCTTTTGATTTAAAAAAGCTTTAGCTGAATTTAACAAACTATTGTTTCCGACGCCAATAAAGTTAACTGCTGAAAGAGTCTGTAAGACGGCTGATCTAGTGTTAAGGAACATAATAGCACCAACAGAATTATTAAGCCAATCTAATAGCTGATTAACAACCCTAGAACCACCAAGAGGTCTGTTAGAACCTGATTTCATACGTCTTAACGTATCACGCAGTGCTTCTACGTACTTAGGACCATATGCAGCCTCTAGCTTATTCATATTCTTTTCAGAAAATATAATGTCTACATTTTCTTGCCACTCTTGCAAATACTCTTTTCTATTTACTTTATTTATATCATTTAATATATCTGAAGTTATATTACCACCTAGCCAATCTTTACTAGGCGCAGGATATGGTTTGCCTTTTTGTATTTTAATTAGCTCATCTACAAATGTATTAAGCTCAGCATCGTTATCTATAATAGTGTTCAAAGCTTTTAAATCTGTTTTAGACAGTCCAGGAATAGTTAAACCCTGTCTACTCCACGCTGCAACTCTAACTGCTTGTGAAAAAGTAAATCCACCATAACCAACTTCTTTGCTTAAGCTTTTAGGTAATGTTTTTAAGTTTCTTTTTAAAGCTTTAAAATCATTAGCAGCTTGTATTTTAGCTTTTGTCACTGCCATTTCAGCTCTATTGTAAGTGTCTATTAAATTCTTTTTATAAAAATCTAATTGAGCATCACCTTTTTTACCTTTACCTAATGTTTTGTAAAGTAAACCTAAAAAGTCTTCGGCAGAAGGCGTAGTAAAGAAATTAAATCTACCTTTCTTTTTACCTACTGTTTGAGCTTTAGCTCTTGAATACTCTTTGTAGGTTTCAATACCTGTAGAACTTTCTATTATATCATTAAACACTTGATCAAATACTTTTCTTTTGCTAAACTTAGCTATTTGAACTTCTGAATCTACATCTACTTGGCTTAAAACTTCTTGTACAGCTTCTACATTTTTATAAGCATCATCTGCAAAGTAAAAATCATTATAACCTTTAGCAGCCTTACCTGCAACCCAATTGCCTTTAGCAGCGGGTGATCCATCTGCTAAACCTGTTATATTTTCTATAGGTAAGTTTAAACCAATACCATCTAAAAATGTTTTTATAGCTTGGGCTGAAGCTTGTGGTCTTGCTGTTAAAACGAATATATCTTTGCTACCAAACTTGTCTTGACGTCGTAAAGCTAGATCAGCTAGTGGTCCTTTAGCGGTACCTTTTGAAACGTTTTCAAAATTACTAAAATCAAATGTAGAGCCTTCTGATTCAAGCTGTAAGGCTTGAGCTGCAAACTGAGCTGCTGATATTTCTGTGCTAGTTCCGTCTAGTTTGTTTACTATAACTTTTTCTTTAGTTTTAGCAAGCGTGTCATCAAAATCAAATACGCTAATACCTTTTTTAGGTGTGTCTAACGACCTAGCTTTTCTAGCTGCTTGATCATAAGTACTTAAAACTGTAAGCTGTTCAGCTATAGTCATTTCAGGATTTACTTTACCACCGTATGTTTTAGTATTTCTTTTACTAGCTTTTAATTCTAAAGAAGCGATTGGTTCATAAGCTTTTATTCTAGCCTGCGTAAGCTTAGCTATGTTTTTAGTAATCATTTCTTTTTGAACCGCTGCTTTTTGAGTGTCATTCAGCTTAAAGTAATTAGCTTCACCAAACAGTCTATTAGAAACTACTTCTATTATACCATGCGGATCAAACTTCTTAATAGCAGCTTTATCCATAGTAACGTCAACTTCTAAGTCGCCTTTTATTTGCTCATTTATTAAAGAGTTTTGAGCATATACTATATTAGGATTTCTTTTACTCTCTTTGGTTTCAACACCAACGTTCATTATTTCAGCAAAGTCTTTACCGGTTTTAAAATCTTTTATAGTATTTAGATTTATACCTGCTGCTGCAAATCTTCTTATTCCAGCATTTGGCGTCATTATACTAACTCCTGGAGGTAATGTAGAATCTAAACCTGCGCGATCTAGTTTAACATCGTCAGCTTTTGATAAAAGAGTCTGAAAGTAATTAGCTCTAACACCTTTCATAACTTCTTTAACTTGTCCGTTTTTAATAGCCCAGATTAAACTACCACCTACAACAGAAGCCGGTGGACTATGTTCTTCTCTATATTTTTCTTTACCGCCTATTTGATTAGATTTTCCTACGCTAGCAAATTGAGGATCAACTGATGCAGAGTTTATTTGACCTGCTATTTTAGTAAGACCAGTTGTTGCTTGGTAAGATCCTTCTATAATCATGCTCGCAAACTTAATAGAAGCTGGATTAGCCTCAACCATTGCTTCTAGTTTTAAAGCAACTGATTCTAAAACGCTTAAATTATCTTTAGCTTGTTTCGCCGCTTCTTTGGTTCTAGCATTTTTAGCTCTAACTCTTTTAGCTTTTATTTTACTTTTTTGTGTATTAGCATTAGCAGCGTCTTTTGCTGCTATATAAGCTGGATCTGTTTTTCCGTAATAAAGTCTATTTCTATCTGCTACTAATGTAACACCAGTTCCAAACTTTTTTTCAATTTGAGCAGGTGTTGGTGGTTTAAAATTCTTTTTACCTGTTTTACTACTAGTGCTTGTGTAAACACCTGGTATTGTTTTTCCGTTTGTTAATTCGTAAACAACATTACCATTTTTAAGCCTAGTTCTTATTGCTCCTGAATTTTGTAAAACTCCTGCTTCAAATACGTCTAAATCAAAATTAGGATCACTTTCAATTATTTCTAAAAGCTCTGCTTGTAGTGCAGCTCTATTTTCTGCTGTAATTGTAAGATTAGGTAAATTTAATAGATCGTTAACAGCTTTTTTAGTTCTAGCATTTGCAATACCTTCTAACTGTTGCTTACCTTCTTTGCTATCAACTTTTACCTTAGTTTTTAACGCTTCTTCGTAATCAAAGTCTTGCTCAGCTTGTTTGCTAAACTTAACACCTGTCACTGATCGCTCAACAGCGTCAGGTACAGCTTGTTCAAACATTCTATTTCTAAGCGATAACGCTATTAAACCTTTTATTGTCGTAGCTTCACTAGCTCTATACACGGGTTTCTCCATGTCGCCCAATAAAGCCTTGTAATCTGCAAGAGTTTTGCTTTTATCTAAAACAAACTGATCTTTGTCGTTTTTCTTATATAAAGCTTTCTTTACGTTTTCAGGTATAAACGTGGCTTTTCCACTATTTGGAGCAAATGCATCTGGAAGATTATTAAAATCTCTTTGAGCATTAGCGTCTAAATATTGTTTAACAGCGGTTAGCGCGCCCGAAACAGCATATTTTTTTGCTATGTTTTTACTTTTTTCCATAAAAACCTTAGCAGGTATACCAGGTGTTTTGACTATTTTTTTCTCACCGTTTACTACTTTTTCAGTTCTACCTTGAGTTGCTTTTTCCATTAAAGCAGCTAACGCAGGTCCTATGTCTTTAGTTTGACCAAATGTTGTAACTGGTCCCATAGCTTCTAAATCTTTAGCTATAGCTCCATCAAATTGTTTTTGGATTTCTTCATTTACTTCTGCTTCTGTTTTACCTTCTGCATTAACATCAAGGTTTGCAACAAAATCAGGCGTAAACTGAGTAGTGGCTCTTGGTGATTGAGTTGTTCTAGTTTCAGTTTCTGTTTTTACATCACCATCTGTTTCATTTGTAATATTTGAAGCTGTGTCTATGCTTTGATCAATACCTTGCTCTACAGACTTAATCCCTAATCTCTTTGCTAAGCTATTAGCTCTTACAAAACCTCTACTTGTGATAAACTTTTCTAAAGGCTGTTTAGCTTTAAATTCGTTATTAATCATTGTAGATATATCAGACTTCATAGACTGAACAAACTCTTGTCTTGTAACGCCTTTTTTAGCATCTGCCGGTATAGGATCATATAGAGCTTTAGTTCTACTTTCTACAAAACTATCAACTGTAGGCTTTATATCGGCAGCTAACTCAGTTTCTAATCTTTGTTGCTTAGCGCCTTTGATAACGTCTAATACAGGGTTACCTTGCTTGTCTTTTAAAACGTTTCCTTCAGAGTCTTTTTTGTATTTTTTATATTTTTTAGCTAAAGCTTCACTTTCTTTTTGAAGCTCTTGTATTTCTTTTACTTTGGTCTGGGCTTGTTGATCTTGCTCAGGTGTAAGTTTTCTAGATACTTTAGTGTCGGCAGTAGAATCTTTGGTTTTGTATTCTCTTTTTACAAGATCACCTTCTGCTCTTCCATCTAGTAAAGCTTGTTGCGCTTTGTTTAAGCCTTCACCTTTTTCAATACTTTTGTTGTAGTCTTTTACAAAATTATATACGTCTCTACCTGTATTGAATCTAACGTTTTTAATACCAGCGGCCTGAAGTGTTCTTCTAAACGCATCACCTATTTTAGTAAATACATTTTCGTTAAATTTTATACTTCCGTTAGCTATAGCATCACTGAACAAAGTTATAGCTTCTTCACCTTTTATATTTGCCGGATCATTTTTATATGCAGCTAATCTTTTTCCATAATCAGAATTAACGTCTACTTGTGAAGAATCAATACCTTCTAAATATGATCCAAGACTTTTACCTAAAGCAATTGCTGTTCCCTTGCTATTCTGTACAGTGTTTCTAAGTACAGTATGTAAAAACTCATGAGCACCAACGTTAACGTTTCCATCTTCTAAAGAAAGTTCATTATTAATAAGTATTCTTTCCTTACCTGTTTTTTTATCATAAAGAACAACACCGTGGTTAGCTGAGTTTTTCTCTTGCCAACCTTTTAGCTTTTGCTCTTTAGCATACTTATTCATGTCTTCAGCATTGCTGAAATCTTGAAAATCTACATTACCTTTACCAGATTTTCTTATAGCTGTTCTAACGTTACCAGATGTTTTAAATAAAGCTTCTTGCTTCATTATATCTTGTAACTGTTCTTTTGTTTCATTAAGCTCTGACTCTTCTTCTACAGATAAATCCTTATCACCAATATCTTTTATCTTTCTATTAAGATTATCTCTTTTAATCATCAGATCAAGCATTTTTTCTCTTGTCTGTTGATCCATACCTTTAGGTATTTTATCACTAGCGTTTTTAATATTAGCTATATTTATAGAGTCTTCTTGATGTTGCTCTTTGGTGTACTCTGTACCATCTGGATTTTTACCAGTGGTAAGTCTCTTATCTAATTCTTTTTGAGCATTTTTAAAGAAATCAGCATTTATTTGTGCGGCTGTTCCAAACTCACTGCTTGGAGCAAAGTTAATAGCTACTTTTCTAGACAATGCTCTTATTTCTATAGCTGATTGACTTTTTACACTTCCTGCAAATGGCAACATGAAACCTACAATACCTCCAGCTCTACCAGCTTCAAGCGCAGCTTTACCGTCTACGTATCTATAAGGACCACCACCGCCGTCTACCATCATGCCTTTACCAATTCCACCTACTATTTCTTGACCCCACTCAGTAACAAATTCTGTGCCAGCAGCTTCAGCTTTAGACAAAGCTCCAGCTGTAATGCTTTTAGCGGCTTGTTTAAAATCCCCAGCTATTATAGAAGCTAAACCATTTTTACCTACGCCTAATGCTTTTTGTGTTTTGGCTAATATTTTACCCGCTCCAATTTTTTCCATTCCGGTTTGAACGGCTGAAATTAAAGCTGCTTTTCCGGGCTCATGATATCTACCATCTTTCAATCCATCAACTAAGTAATCTCTTTGATCTTCTTCAGTTAGATTGTCCCAGGCGCCTGATCCATTTTCAGCATCATAATCTACTTGAGCACCTGTTTCAGCTGCATCCATATATGCGTCTCCATACATAGTAACACCCATGGTAATAGTTCCTAATGCTCCTAGCACCGGAGCTAAAGGAGGTACAACCGCAGACGCAAAAGTTCCAGCCGCTGCTAAGCCTATTTGAGGTAAAGCTTCAGCAGTCGTAAGTACAACATCTGACCAATCAAAACCGTCATCAAAGTTAGCGGTTTGATATTTTAACGTTTCAAGATCACTTACTTTTATTTCATCAAGGTTTTGTTCTAAAGCCTCTGTCCAGCTTTCTTCTTGTTGCTCTAGCTTTTTAATTTTTTCATCATAAGTTATTTTTTTACCATAATGAGAAAATAACTGGCCATCTTTAATTTTGCCTTCTGCTTTAGCTTTTTGCAAGGCTTTTATGTTGTCTCTAGCCGTCTTAGCCTGTTGAGTATCATAGCTAACCATAGCTTTATCAAAACCACTGCCTATGCCTTTAGATCCTTTAGCAAAACCCTCTATTGAATCCGCAAAAGTTTCAGTAGCAAAATCTAATATTGGAACTCCGTTGAAAAGATTAGAACCTTTATCTAAAGTAGCTAACCAACTATTTGATCTATCAAAAGAATTATCAGCTACTTGAAAAGCTTTATTACCTACAGCACCTATTTCTTTTACTCTATTACCGTAGGCTTCATTAGACTTTATTTCTTTTATATAGATTTTTTCATAATAATCTTCCAGCTCTTTATTAAATGCATTATTACCTTCCGGTGTATTTACATCGTGTTTTTTAAGAAGCTCTTGTTGTTTTTTGGAAACTAACGGCGCTAGCTTGTCTCTAGTTTGAAGCTCTATTTTTTGTATTTGAGGATCAGCAGAAACAGCTTCTTGTATAGCTGCGTCTAGTTTTACTGTTAATGGAGCGCTTTTTATTTTTTCTTTTTCTAAATCACCTAAATCATCCCAAGCTTTTTCTCCATTTTCTTGTACCCAATCAGACTGCGCTTTTGAGGTTAATTCAGAAAAATTTATACCATCAGAACTATTTCCGTTTTCATCTGGAAGTATATATTTTGTATTAAAATCATTAACAGCTTCTGGATTAGGAACTAGTTCGGTTGCTTTTACTAATTGAACTCTGTTTTCTCCAGTAAAAAATTTACTAAAATCACTTTCTTCGCCTATAACAAATTGTCCTTCGTCTAAAGAACTTTCGTATTTTTTTTGTTCTTGTCTTAATGATTCTATTTCATCAGACTTTAATCCTTCCTTTGTGTAAGCTTCAGTGACATATCCTTGTCCTCGTTTTTTCACAGTGCGATAATCTATATTAGGATATTTTTTATCAAACTCAAGCGATAATTTTTTTCTAACAGATGGAACCCAGTTACCTTCAGAATCTTTTCGTTCACCCATGTGATCACCTGAAGACATACCGCGCCAGTCGTTATAGCTCATGCCATCAGGCTTTTTTGCGTTTTTAAGTTTTATGAAATCGTTATAAGCTTGCTTTCCATGCGACCAATTTTCAGTTATTGGTTCAAATTTACGCCCTCCATATAGTATTTTATCGTCTAATTCTTTCCATTTAGAATAACTATCAAACTGTTTTTGATCACCATCAAAATCCTCTAAAGTTAAAGCAGCTCTTTCAGCTTTGTCTTTTACTTTTACAGTTTCACCTTTTTCTTCATCATATACCCTACCTGATGCATCACTTGCTTTTTTACCTTCTCTAGTTTTCCAAGTGTCGGCGACATTAGTATAAGCAACTTCTGTTTCTTTTACAGTAGTTAAATCTGGTTGTTCAGCTATTTTCTTATCTAGATCCTTAGCTTCTTCAATTTGCTTTTTATTCTTGTTCTGCTGAGCAAAGTATTTTTCTTTATCAAAATCCGCGTGACCAAATTCACCAGCTACTGCTATCTCAGAAACACCAGAAGCTTGTATCCAATCATCTTTACCTTCTTTTTTAGTGTAATACTCTCCTTTACCTTCTTTATTGATTTCATACTTATATTCGTAGCCATCACCTGGTTTGTGTGTAGATCCTGGTTGAGCTACTTTAGTATATTTTTCAGGTATTTCGTATTGCGCTGAAGATCCACTTGCCGATTCGGACCCTGTATTGTCGCTTGACTCCGAGCTCGGGTCCGCCGTCTGAGAGTCTTTTTTCTTTACTTCTTCTTTAGATTTTAAAGAATTAGAGTAAGCACGAATCTTATCATACATTTCTGTTTGAGATAAGTTTTGATCTGCTAAAGATCTAGCATATTCACGTACTGTCATTTAAATTAATTTAAGTTATTGTCTTGTAAAAATTTATCTGCCTTTGCTTGTCTAGCTTCTTCTAGATCAAATACCGCAGCATCTTGTTCCACTACTGGAAGCTTGTTTGTTATAAATTGCCTTAAATAATTTTTAGCAAAATACTTAGCATAACCTGCTTCAAATAATTCTTTATTTTTTTGAGATAAAGGCAGTACTTCTTTGTAGTCCCAAGCTAAACTACCAGCGTTAGCGTTTTGAGCCATTTGATCATCTTCTTCTTCGCTAGATCCTCTAGCTATAAAAACGTTCCAAGCTGCAACTACACTTTGTTCTTGCTGTAGTAAACCTGAAACTTCTGCATTAATAAAAGGTTTTGTTTTTCTAATAATTTTATCTAAATCAAATTTAAGCACGTTTCTGCCTTTACCCATGCCAATATCTATTATTTCATAATCAAAAGACCCATCAGTATTTTTTAGTATAAAATCTTCAGCTAAAGCCGCTTCTGGTAATATTTCGCCATTTTCATTAACAGATCCTTCTGCTAAAACACCACTATCAGCTAGTAGTTTTAACATGTCTTTATTAATGTCTGGCGTGTCTATAACTAAATCTGAATTGGATTCTATAAGAGCTCCTAAAGTGCTACTGTTTATTTTTAAAGGATTTTCAAGTAAAGGCCCTTCAAATGTTATTTCCTGAGAACTATCTTCAAGCAGTTCTAAATAAACATTATAACCTTCTGTTTTTGAAAAGCCAGGTTTATTAGTCATGATGCAATTTGCAACCATAAAAGAATAATCATTATTAACGTCATAATAATCATCTTCTGTTATATACAATTGATCTACAACTTGTTGTAAAAACTCTATAGATAAAGCAGGAGCGTCGTTTAATCTCGCTATTTGATTAATTTCATAATCACATCTTTCATCAATACATTTACTTGATTCTATTGCCATTTTTAATTTAGCGTACTGTTTGCCAGTACCCGCATAGGCATTGTCTAATATCTTAAAAGAAGCGTCTATGTTATTAGCAACATAATCTTTATTGTAAGCTAAAGCATTACTCTTATTTGCTTGCTGTATAGAAAGGTTGTATATTATGTTTTTATTTTCCATTTTTTAGTTATTTTTTCCTCCACCTAAACCACCAAGCGCACTAGCCACTCCACTTATAGCTCCAGTTATAGCGGCTGTACCATCTCTTCTAGCAGCAGCAGCTTGACCTCTTAACGCAGATATTTGATTAGAAACTCTATCCATTTGTTGCATCTCTCTACCTTCTCTAACTTGAAAAGTAAATTGATCTCCGGCTACATCAGCTTGTTGTTGTCTCTGCTGTTCTGACATAAGCTCTTGTTGTTTTTGTTTTTCGCCTTCAACTCTTAATTTTTCATTTCTAACCTCTTGCTGCTCTATATTAGCAGCTACTCCTTGCTTACTTTGCAGCGCGGCTTGAGCCAGCGCGGTTGCGCCACCAGCTGAAGCACCAGTAGCTCTTATAGTATCTAATGTGTTAGCTAATGCTATATCAGCTTGTTCTATTTGTATTTCGGTAGATTTAGTTGCAACGCTTAGTTGTGTAAAAGGATTTTTAATCATTGAAGACAAGTCTGTTACGTTAGAATATGGGTCTATTATAGCTTGTCTATTTCGTTCTAGTTGAGCTAACTTTTTTTCTAATTTTCTAGCTTGCCTTCTTGCTCTTCTAGCGGCTCTTTTAGCTGCTCTATTACCGAATATACCACCAGCTATGCTAGCAACGCCACCTATTATTGCTCCTAATGCCATTGTGTTATTTTTTTATTATTAATTAATTTATCCATTTTGATAAAAACCATTATTAAAGCTATATTCTGTTCCTACCTGGAATAATTGTTTTTCTCCTCCAAGGTCACTTGTGCTATCTGTTGACACTGTAACTACTGCATAAAAGCCTTTTATACCTGTCATTTGATCGCCAAAGTGTATTTCACCGGCCACTGGTTCGCTTGTATTTTTTAAATAAGCATAATATTTATTTTCTTTTCTATTAAAACCAGCGCTAAAACGTTGTCCACCTAATGAATACTGACCTTCTTCGTAGCTTAGAACTTGTGAAGTAGAGTCATTTGAAAAACTATAAGAATTATTAAGTTCATCTTCTCCAGTAGGATCTGAAATAAAAGAATCAACTTGCCAACCATTATAGCCTTCGTATTCTATAGTTTTAAAGTTTTTAGACACACTAGCATTGTCATTAAAAACAAATGTTATGTTTGAATTATTATTAACACCATAAAATTTATTTCTTGCTAAACTACTAAAACTAAGTAAAACGTTATTTTGTAATGTTTGTGGAGTATTAACTTGTATAAAAGTTGTAGCACTTATTGTTATATTAACAATAAAAGTTCCAGAAGCAACACCGATACCAGAAACAATATCTCCTTTTCTTAGATCTCCTTGAATGTTGTCTATAGGTATAGCCGCGTTGTTGTTAACGGCGTTAGAAGTTGTTGCTTGAGTTATTAAATTTTCATTAGAATTATGTAACCAAAGTTTTCCATCTTGAGTTGTATACATTTTATTTCTAATGCTGAATATTTGATCTGGAGTAAAACTAAAAAAGCTAGTCCACCCTTTTATTCTTTCGTCCCAAGCCACAGTAGTATTAATGTTTACTGGATTTGGATCATTTAATTCTATATTTTTTTGAGTTGAAACAAAGTATTGACTAGTGTATACGTCCCATCCACCTATTATTCTTCCCGGTGTAAAAGCTACTTTTATTCTATTTAGTTCATCTCTAAAATAATCTTTCATACCTACTGAAGATATTTCATCAATACCGCTTTGAGAAAGTTTTAATATAACATTTTTATTTGCGTCTGCAAAATACTTATTATATCCATAAATAGCAAAGCTTTCTGGATTTGTAGATATGCCGTATTCGCCAGCGTAAGGAACTATTTGACCTATAACTGTTTTAAAAGAGCTTACAGCGGTACCACCGCCTTCTGCAGCATATATAGCATCTTTATCTATTAAAGCTCTACTTACTTTTAGCTCTTGAAATATGTTTAAATTAGTGTCTTCTGCATATAATTTCTGTATAGAGCCGTTTGCTGGATCTAAACTTTTTGTTATATCTTCTCCAACACTAAAAACGTTTGTATTATTAATACCTGTTCTAGAATTAAATATACCAGAGTATATTAAAGTATTTACTCTTTTTGACTGATTAGGTTTATCTTCTACTAAATACGCTTTAGCGCCATAATCTGTAGATGTATTGTTATAACCACCTTTAATTCTAGCTTCTTCAATAGCCCAATTACCAGCATCGTTATCTAAATCTGCTAATTGTGGTGAAGTTCTTGGATATCCTCCTATAGACGCAGGTACACCAAAAGAACCATTCCACATAGCAGCTCCATCGCCAGTAGTGGAGCCTATTGTATTAGTCTTTTTAAGAATAAAAGTGTTAAAGAATTTTACTTCTATTATTGCTGCCATATTATATTATCACTTAATTTTTTTTATTTTAACACTATTCATTTGGTGTACAAGTTTCAAGACAACCATCAATTGTTCCTGACGTTTCAGTTCCAGGAGATACCATAAAGCCATACCGATGCCCCGGGATAAAATCATCTGGATTAGATACTAAATTCCCATTTGGCCAAAAAGCAGGAATAATCGGGTCTGTAAGTGCAGGATTATTAACAAAACTACAATTAGCTGTTTTTGCAGGACTAGCATTAGTAACTAAATTACAAAGCTCTTGTTGAGTATTATTAGTTCCTGTAGTAGCTGATATAACAGGAAAATTCATTCCTATTAATTTTCTAGGAAAAACAACATCAGTAATAATATTACCTGCTTGATTAGGGGCTGTAACAAGCCATCTACCACTTGTAAATGAAATTATATCACCATCTTGAAATCCAGCTCCGCTTAGATTATCAAAAGTTTCAATAGTAGCTTCAGTTCCATAAATAGATTCACCAGGTTCGGCTGTACCAAATGCAGGTGGGTTTGTGTAAGATACAGATTTAACTCTAAGTCCTGTAGGTGTTAAAACCCCTCCAACATCTCTTAGTATTTGCGCGTTAGGCGGCCACCAATTAGTAGGGCCAGTTGCAGCGCTTGGAACATTAGTAAAATAAGCGTTAGCATTGCTAGAATAAATTTGATTACCATTAGGACCTTCTTCACCTAAAGCAGGACCTGCATTCCATATAGGTCCTCTAGCTACATTATCTGACGATTCTCCAAAAATAAAAAATGCGCCATAAAAAACATCAGCACCAGATAAATTTATTAATTTTAACTGAGTAGCGCTTATTACACCGTTTGTAGCAATTTCTGCAGTTGCATCTACATGAGTGTTTGATCCTGTGGCTAATTCGCTGGGTGTTATAAAAGTTTGCGTAAAACTTGGAAGAAGGGAGTAATTTACTCTAACAAATACTCTACATAAAGTAGAATTACCAGCGGCGTCTTCAGAAGTTAAAGAACCCGGTACTTCACTAGCATCTGTTATTTTTAAATAAACAATAGCATCTATATAACCTCTTTCTTTATCAGGTTCATAGAAAAATGGTTTACTCGCAGAGGGTTTAGTTAAAGTGGCAAAACTAACTCCGTTATTAACTAAATTACTAGTAGCTGTTGTTAGGTTAGTTTCAAAGCCAGGACCAAAAGACGAACCACCAAAAATAATTCCAGTTTCATCAAAATATTGAGTAGTACCTGTAAATGGGTTTACACTCTCTCCAAAAATAACATCTTGTTCTGGATACCCACCACCATAGGCCAATAATGAGGTTGCTCGTATTTGGCGAAATATTTCAATATTAAGATCTTTTGCGCTTTTAAATTTATTACCAGTAGGCCCAGTTGTTCCATCGCTAAAGAAAGCAGATCCATTTTCACCTTCTATTTTATTTATTACTAGACTTTCATATGATTCTATAGTAACATCAGGTACAAAAGGCACTGGAAGTGTTGAAGCTGTGCCGGGTAGAATAGAAACTCTATTAGCCGGATTGTTGAGTGATAAAAATACAGGAGGGCTGTTTTTAAGTGTTCCTGGTTCTAAAAAAAAAGAACTTGTTCCATCGCCTACGTTTGTTGCTGCAATATTAAAGAAAAAAGTTCTTTCAGCTGAATCTGCGTTAAAAGAAAATAAAGTTGTAGTTTTAATTTGATAAAAGCCAGATGTACTTGTTTCTACTAATTGAAATTCATCAGATCTATCATTTCCAGCAAGATCTGTAACAGAAGCATCACCATTTGGTGAAGCTAATGTTAAAGTAAAAGTAGTAGGATCTAAATCAGCTCCAAAAACATTTTGAACCGTTATGCCAGGTGCAGCAGCTGTTCCTTGTATAATATCGCCGCCTGAAGCTAAATTTTCAAAAAATAAATTGCTGTTAAAACCAATAAGATTAAATCCTCCTGAGTTTTCACTTAATACTGCTAAATTTAATTCAGATATGAGTCCAGAAGAAGAAGTTTCCCAGAATATATCTAATAGACTCTCAACTGGAGTTGTTTCATATACAGCTAAATACTGTATTCCAGGTGGATCTACTTCAGGATTTTTGAAAAAAGTTAATACATCACCTTGAGAAAATATATTGTCCGCAGTGCCACTAGCAGTACCAATCTCCGCACTTAATTGAACAACACTCAATGCTACATTAATGACTTCTGTGCCTTCAGCTAATCCACCACCTCTTACTAGCATATCTGGTGAAATAGTGCCTTTAATGTCTTTCAATGTAACCAAAAAATTATCTATAGCGGAAGGAGGAACACCCGGTGGAGGCGGAGTATTCTGTATATCTACAATTCCACTAGCTGTATCAAATTCAGTGTTTGCTATTTGACCTAGCTTATTTTCAGTTGATATTCTAGCTATAAGAGGATCTGAGTTAAAAGCGTAAAACTGTGGAAAGAAATCTGGTCTTTTAGATACTAAAGGACTAAAATCAAATAAATCGTTTAGTGTAGATATAACAGAAACTGTATCTGGTTTAATTCCTGGATAATAAGGACTATTTTTAGATAAATTAGGATATGTGGCAGGAAAGCTTACATTGTTTTCAACTCTACCAAAAATTTCTACAGAACTTCTAAATTGCTTTTGTTGTGGACCAACTTCATTTAAATCTCTAGGTATTTTATTTATATTGTCATTTATAAGAACAGTATGTGATGTTTTACCTAATTCTTTAACTAAATCTTCAGGATAAGCAGCCATTACACCTGGCAAATAAACATTATAATATTCTTGTTCAGTTTGTTTTACAACTATTTTATAAGAATACCAACCAAGAGGATTATAACTATTACTAGTAGGATCACCGTTAAATAATCCTGGCCAACCAGTAGACGCGTTTTTATTAACAGGTCCTATAGGACTATTAAAAGATATTTTTAATGAATCTCCAGGCCATCTCGCTTGTTGTACTGAATTGTTATTATAAGAAGAATATATTGTAGATCCTTTAAATTCTACACCGCCAGATATTACAGCGTTCAAACTATCTGACAATACAACACTAGATTGTCTACCGTATCTATCTGAAAGCACAAAGCCTACTTGATAGTTTCTATTTTGTTTTACAGAGTGATTAGGGTATTCTATTATACTAGTAGCGTCTTGAACGTCACTCGCAGGAGCTAATTCTATTATATCTCCAGCGCTATAACTTACACTATTTGTTAATGTTAAAACATTGGTAGAAGGATCGTAAAATTGAACAACAGTGCCAGGTGGAATATTAGCTCCAGAACTAGGACTTGTTACTATAGAGCCTACAACAATTCCGTTACTATTCCATATTGTTCCTGTTTTAGAACTAGCGTCTAAATTTACTTTTGTTTTATCCGTGCCAATAGCAAGAGCAGTTGCAGATCCTGTGTTTATTAAAAACGACACTTTTGGACCAGTGTTAACATTGTAATCCAAAGAAGCGGGTGGCGTGTGTTTGTTTTGAAAATTACCATAAACAACTCTATTGCTTATAACCTCTTGAGACAGTGATCTAACTGGAGTTTTATCGTATACTCTAATAAGATCTGCCTCTGGTAAAACCTTAAAGGGTTTTCTAGATTGATAGTCGTATATGTAGAATTTAGGATTTCCTATGATTATTATATCTCCTTGAGCTAAAGTTACAGGATCACTAAGTGTTATGTTTCCAGATGTAGGTACAGCTGGGTTAGTTGGTGACCATGCGGTAACTGTAATTGCAGACTGTGGATTTCCAGGGAAAGTAACTTGAGAACCTACAAGTATTCCGCCTTTAACATTTTGAACTGCAAAAGGACCGGTGGTATTAGTTACTGCGGCAGTAGCTTCGGCTTCACCAGCAGAATTAAATATAGTTTCTGCAGATACTTGTTCTATAACCTTTACCGAAGTTTGATTAGATTCTTTATAAAGAATATCTATAGAGTCAACCTTTAAAGCGTTAAGTAAATCATAATTATTAAAAGGAAGAGGCACATAAAGTAATATTTTGTTTACTTTATTTTCCATAAATTCAACTATAGTACTTTGGTAAGATAGTTTTTGATCATTTTTTTCTCTACTTGCGTAAACTTCTCCTGCTTGCGGCGCAGATCCGGTAAGTAAAGTTTTATCTGTAATAAAATAACCATCTTGTTTAGGGACAAAAGCCGGTTGTGTAAAAGGTGAGAATATAGAGTTTTCTCCATCAACATAATTAAACCTGTATCCAAATCTTACAAATTTATCTTCTAAATAATTAGGATCACCATTGTAAGAAGGTTCAAAATAAGGATTTGGCTCAAATACAATTTCAACATCGTCTGGATGTATTGTTACTGCTTTGTCTAATTGTATAAAAGTTGGAGGATTTGCGTTTTCAATTTTATCAACTTTTGTCGAAGCAAGAATTACAGTGGGTGTTATAGATGATTTTAATGTAGCTCCAATGTATATATTACCTTTTATGGATGTAATAGGAACATTTGTGCCAGCCGCGTAGGTGCTTGGTGTGGCCGTTGCAGATCCACCATTAGGGTAGAATTTACTTACAACATCAAGCATCGTTGTTTCATATGCCGAATCACCCGTAGTTAATAGGCTTTGTCTAAAAAGAAGTATACTTTGATAAGGATTGTATGTAGAAACTGATATTTGATCTTCTGTTTGGTAGTAACTGCTAGATCCAAATGCTGATACTGTGTTTATTTTTCTAGGTTGATTTCTATTGTCTGTCCAAAATAAAAAATCTTCTAAAACATTAGCAGCATATATAAAATTTGTTTTTGAAAAATTAAGCCAATTACCTTCAACTAATTTAGTAGCGTTTAATGATACGGTATTGTATGCGTATATAAAATTATTAGCATCTTTGCTATAAATATAATTATCAGGTGATAAGTCTGTGTAGTCTGTTAAAAATAAATATATAATATTATTTATATCATCAGAGAAAAAACCTATACAGGTTAAATTACTTATACCTGTTAAAGTTTCAAAATCTACAGCTAGAGAATTACCTAAAATATTTTCTAAAGATCCTACGCCATCTCCTTCTGATCTACTTATTTGAACATTTAAAGCGTTCCTATAATCGCCGTTTTGTAATAATCTAGCGTCAATGTCTTTATTCATTTTAGACCCTAGAAAAGTATTTTGAGCTTTAGCCATTTAATTTTAGTGTTTTATCCATTTAGACTTACCACGCATAACTTGTACTATTTCATCAAGTTTAATATTTGATAGTCTAATTTTAGAATTTCTTAATTTAGCACTTTTGTCTCTTTTAAGTCTCATGACGGTATTAGGGTCTTGATTAGCTCTTACAGATACTATATTATACATTATAGATGCATATAGAGCATCTTCTGCTAATTTAGGTACCTTACTATCGCCATCATAAGCTAAGCCGTCTGATATGTATTCTAGTACAATTAATTTATTTACTAAATTACTAGAAAAAGACATCTTACCATCTCTATAGTTAGGATTAAACCAACCGTTTATTTGAGCATATTGAGGCTCTATGCCATACTGTTGACCAAGTCCAAAAGATGTTGGCCAACCGTATACATTTGCTAAATAAGCAAACTCATCAAAGTTTCTAAATAAATTTTGATTTATAAATCTATCATCAGCTTTAGACCATCTTTCAGTTGTTATTGATGTTCCTTCTGTATTTTCACCAAAATTATCTTGAGTAGGTATTCCTAGATTATCTTGAGTTGGAGTTTCGTATGGACTTATTGTTAAATTATTAGCTGGATATATTATTCTTTTAACTCCAAGCTGATCTATAAAAGAAACTCTTACATAATTAACATAGTCTTGAGGAAGTATTACACTTAAGCTGGGAGGTATAGTTAATTCTTGTGAGTGTATACTTTTTAAAGTGTCATAGCTGAATTCTTGTAAAGATCTTTTAGCAAAAAATAATACATCTGACTTGTTTGCTTTTTGTAGTATTTTACCATCACCTACATATCCAACCATAAAATTATCAATAGCATCGTCTAGTTTTATGTATTCATATCCACCGTAGTTTTCTTCTACTGTGTCTCCATAAGCTTTTTCAGCTTCTGTTTGACCGTAATTACCGCCATCTAATCTTTTTAATTGTACAACTAAATACACATTAGCAGGCAGGGCATTTGTTATTTTTATTACATTGTTATTAACCTCGTACACTAATACATATTCTGTCCAGCTTCCTGGATTAGGCATACCTGTAGTACTAGTATATATCTTAAAATTATTTAAAGCGTAATCAATATTGTTGGGATCAAAGTTACCAAAAACTAAATTTGTATCAAATGTAGTTGGAAACTCTTGGTTTGGATCACCTGCATTGTTACCTCTAAAAGCCTGTACGCCTTGATAATATTGTTCGTTAGTTTCTGTTATTAAACTCATTTATTTAAGATTTTTCATTAGCTTCCACCTGCGCTGATTCTTGAGCTGCTAACTGAATTACAGTTGGATCATTTATAATAATTCCGCAATATTTTAATATATTAATAATTAAATTAGTTTGCTCTGAAGCATCTAGTTCAAAATCAACAGATTGTGATGCTATTGCGCCTACGTTTGTAAAAATATATTGACCAACGTTACCAATACTATAACCCCACACTGGATCTGTGGGTTTTAATATGCAATTAACACTAACTCTATCAAGCGCGCTACTAGGATTTGGAAATACTTTTAAAGCTAATCTGTTTAGTGGAGTTACAGTTATTTGTGCAGAAACAGTTCCACCGTTTATTGTTAATATATCTCCTGTTGAATACCCTGAGCCATAGTCATTTACCGTGACAGAAGTAACTGTTCCAGTAAGAGCTACTACTGTTACATTAAATCCAGTTCCAGTACCACCTGTCGTACCATGTGTAGAACCATTTACATACCCTGTTCCTCCATTGTTTACATTAACTTCAGCATCTAATAAATCACTACTTGTTGTTATAAATAAAGGATATTTTCTAGTAGGAGCTGTTAGTTTTGATCTTGTTATTTTGTCAAAATCTTTTTTACTAACAAGTTGAGTTATTGAATCGTGCTGTGGTTGACCACTGTACCTAGTAATAACTTCACCTATTTTAAATAAAGTAGAATTTGTGTTGTTGTAAAAACACTCAACATTTGAATTATATGTAAAAATTAATTCTCTTTCAAAAGGATGTAGTTTATAACTTATGTCTTTAAACATGTTAAAAAACTCTGTATCGTTTTGAGTGTTATTTTGATTTTGTCTATTTACTTGATTACCGTCAGGAAAATAAGATTGAAATATTTCATCTTGTACTTGAGCAGCTAGACTGTTAAATTCAGCAGGTGTTATATATCCTCTTTGTTCTTTGTTTAATATATACAAGACTGTTTGGTATACTGTATTTACGCTTACTGCCATATTAATTTTTTATTATACTAAAAAGGCGGCCGAAACCGCCTATTTTATAGTATCACTTGTTTTTATAGTTTTTTATCTATAGATTTATAGATCTCAACACCTTCATCTGTTTTCAAGAAAGCAGCAAATGCTGAGTAAGGGTTTTCATCAAAAGGTACATTCATTAGTTTTCTACCGTTTGATCCCCATGTAAATGTTCTTTGATCACCTGATAAATTAATTATACCAACTTCAGTGGCTCTAATAGCCATATTTCTTAATTGAACATTATCATCATTAGCTAAGCTAATAAATAAATTTGGATTAGTTCTAGCAAATAACATTAAATCTCGTTTAATTTCTTTAGAACTCATATCGTTAACTTTTGATCCAATTTCTACTCTTAATATAGCCTCTGCTTGATCAATCTCCATGTTTCTAGCCGCGTTCATAGCGTCTATTTGCATGTCTAATACTTCTAATTGATCTACAGCTTCTTCTTGAGCACTATATTCTTCGTATATTCTACCTCTTAAAGGGTGATACAAAGATAACAATTTCTGTAAATTTTGTTTTTCTTTTCCTACAGTTAAAGTTCCATTTTTAAATCTAATATGACCCATTGTACATTCACCTTTTTGTTCATCTACAAGAGGTGAATCTTGATTTGTTGCATATCTAATTTCTTGTTGTTTACCCGTTTTTTCATCAAAATACAATAAAGCATGTTTTCTAGTATGCTTGCTTGGTATTGTAAGAGTTAAAGGATTTTTATTTCCTTTTAAATAATAAACTCTGTCTTTAATTTCCCACGTTGGTTTAGTGGGTTTAGGAGCAGTTTTTACTGCAACCTCTTGAGGTGCAACCTCAATAGTTTCTGCTGTAGCTTTTTTAGCCATAATATAATAAAATTAAATAGTTAATAAAAAATCCTAGGGCTACGCTCACTGTGTAGCCCATAGGATTTAATTTAAGAAGTAATTACACTCCTTTGAATAATACAAAGTTGTTAGCAGCTTGTGTCACTAAACATCTTTCGGATAGGAAGTTTACTTCCATAGCATCCAATGTAGATGTAAATGCACCACCAGCAGAACCAGTCAACCAAGACTTCATACGACGATCATCAGCTTGTGAAGCTCTGTATCGTACGTGTAAGAAAGGTCTACGGATGTTAGTTCCTAAAACTTGGTCATAAACAGTTGATGTTCCAGCAGGTACTAATACGCCTTCGATAGAACTAATTCCAGCAATAGCGCCACGAGTTGAGGCATCATTTAAATATTTCCAATCAGTTTTGTAGAAATCGTAAGATCCTCTACGGAAACCACTAAATCCTAAGTTCAATGCCATTTCTTCTGAATTTTCAAATAAACCAAAAGCAGTTCCACCGGCTGTTCCACCAGAGATTGCAGCTAGCATATCATCAAAATCTAAAGCAGTTTGGCGATTTAAGAAAAGCATGTTTTCTTCAATAGCACCTTGTGTATCTAGATTTTTCAAAATAGCATCAAAATCATCAAGTCCAGCAGCAGCAGTAAATCCTACTTGTACATTACCACGTGTTTGGATAGCGGCAAATAAACCTTCAGATCCTGGTAAAAGTGCTGATGTAGCAGCGATTTGGTTATACTCACTTTCTACCATTGACATTTCTAAGTAATCTTCAAAACGCAAGCGAGTTTCAGATTCAGCTTTTAAATACCATAAGTATCCAGATGCTCCATCTTCTGTAGCAACTTCAACCCATCCAATTTGTGCCATATCAGAACCAGATACAGTGTATTGACTTCTAATGATGATTGGTGAGTTAGAAAACTGAGTTAGTTGAGGCTCTATAGAAACATATCCATTTGCAGCAGCTCCGTTAACAGCCGTGTTAGATGCAATTGAAGTTCCTTTAGCGTAAGCAGATCCGTATACGAATACTTTAAGAGTTGGAATAGCTCCAACACCTGTTGCACCAGCAACAAATCCATTAGCTATTAAATCATTACCGTTTAAACCAGCAGCTGTAAAGTTACCACCAGCACCTAAAGCACCGACAACAGTTACAATAGCTTTTACTTCAACACCATTTACTGGGTTCAAAAATACTACTGTATCATTAACAGATACAACAACATTTTGATCAGCAGGAACTGTAATAATGTTAGCACCACCAGCAGCACCACCGATACCATAGCTATCATATGAAATATGCAATCTATTTTGCTCAGACCAAATTACTTGATCAGATGTCATTGGCATTTCAGCGCCAACCATTCGTAAGAATCCAGATAACGTTCTGTTTCCATAACGCTCTACTTCTTGTTCATAAATTTCAGGTAAATACTGTTGTGCAAATGAATCGCCACCATTACCTGGTCCAGCGGCACCAGCCGCATTAAATTGTAGGTAGTTACTGCTTAGTAATTCCTGTGTTGGGGAAGGCAATAAACTACCAAATTGAGGAGTTAAACTCATAATTTTAAGTTTTTTTTAGTTAAATTTTCTTGTTTTTATTTTTAGTTTTGTAGAGTCGGCACCTGAAATAGCTTTAACTTTAAATCCACCAATAAACACATCACCTTGAGTAGTCCTAGCTTTAGTGTCACTTAGGTTTTTTGATTTGTTTACAACTTCTTTTACAGCGTCTGCTTTTCCTTGCTCATAAAAATGAGAGGCAATCTTATCTACGTTTTCAGCAGCATAAATAGCCTTGTGATAACCATTAACGTCTTTAACATTACCATTTTCGTCTAGGAACTTCCCAACGAGGTTTGTTATATTAGACTGGTTTTCTGCAACTTTATCTTTGTTTTGAATATTATACTTATATTTCTTTTCACCAACATTGATATCAAAACCTTTGAAATCATTGCTAAAAAGCTTTTGTGTATTATCTTTAAACATTTGATGCTGTTGCTCAGCTTGTTTTTGCTCCTTGTTATATCTATTGAAAAAATCCATAGCCTTTTGTTGTTCTTGAGTAACGCCCGGTCTCAACTTGATCTCGTCGTAATATTTACTCTTAGTTTCTTCCAAAAAGCTTTTGGCTTTTGCAACTTCTTCTTTGAACGCAAGTTTCTTTTTGCGTACATCCCTTTCCTCATCAATATCTTCATCGTAGTCAAAGTCTTCTAACAAAAGATCAAGATCTTCAGAGTCTAAATAGGGTTTATTTTTTTTGTAATACTCTTTTATAAGAGTTTTATCGTCTACATTACTATAATCAGCATTTAAACGAGTATAATCTTCTATTGTCCCACCTGTTTCTTCCATAAATGAAACTAGTTTTTCAATATTTTCAGGTAAAGGTTTACCTAATATTTTTTCATCTCTTATAGCTTCTCTAACTTCGGCTTCAACTTCTTTAACTTCAGATTCTGTTATTTCTTGGATCGGAGAAAACCCTTCAGCATCCTTGTTGGACTCTTGTAGAGGTTCTCCCATCTCTGCGCTATCTCCGGATGGTTCTTCCACAGATATCTTCTCTGTTTCTCCGATTTGAATGGCATCGTTTTCTTTTTTAATTTCAACCTTAGTTATATTGCTTTCTAACTCTACTAAAGGCTCTTTTGGATTAACATTTACTTTTGTAATGTTATCTTTCGTTTCAGTTAATTTTTTAGGTGTTGTTTTCTTTTTTAATTTAAATTCACCTTCCTGTTTAACAGGTTCATTTGTTTTTACTTCTGACATAATATAATATAATTAAATAATTAATAAATTCTAAGCTTGTTGCTCAGGGGTAGAAATCATTTGCGATTGACCACCCGTATCTTCTTGGAAGTCTATTGGTAATAAATTGTTTTTTCTTTGATCTATCATTTTACTTTGCTGCGTACCTTCCATTTTTATACGCTTGTCTTTTGCACCTTCTCTTTGTTGATCACCTTGTATTTTAACTTGTGATTGAAGCTTAGCTAATTCCATGTCAAACTGGTGCTGCATTTGCATTTTTTGTTGATCGAGTTGTGCCTGTATTTGCATTTTTTGAATCTCCATTTGCGTTCTAGACTGTTCGTATTGAACTTTAGAACCGCTAATTGCTTCTTGCTTTTGAACTTCATTCATTGCAATTTTTTCGTTAGCATCAGCTTGAGATTCTGCTTGAGCTCTAATATTAGCTTGAGCATTTTCTTGATCTTGTTTAGCTTTAGCTTTACGCTTAACCTTGAGAAGTTGATTTGCTAGTTTAAGATTTTTAATCTGTCTTAAATCTATAGCATCTTCAAGATCAATACCACCGCTTTGTAGTGCTACTTGAATGTTTTGTTCTAGTTGAGCTTTTTCTTCATCATCTGGTTCTAGTTCTAAGAATATACCAAAATCATGTAAATTTAAATTTACAATTTCTCTTAAAGTATTAACATTATAATTACTAATAGAGTTTGTTAAAGACTCTGCAGTTAGTGGAAATTCTAAAGCGTCAGCAATTTTAAGAGCTGCATTTTCTGCTATTCTAAGAGTTAAGTAAGAAGATGATTGCTTTATGTGTCTAGTAGCAGTATTGGAAGCGTTAGCAGCCATTTTTTGTAAACCTACTAACGTGCTTTTATCTGGTGTGCTGCCATCTCTAGCTTCATTAAGACCCGTTACATCGCGTATCATTTGCAGGTAATACTGATACGTGTTTATAAGACTTTGTATCTTACCTTGACCAGAACTAGAGTTTAATTCTTGAATAGGTACTTTACCGGGATTCATTTCACCGTCTTGAGTAAGAGATCTACCTACAATACTACCAGTTTGAAAATACATATTAAGAGCTTCTGCTGGATTATAATTTGTACCATTACCAAGATCAACTTCAGCTAAACCATCCATGTCTAAATAAACACCATCCGGTACTATTCTAGACATTACTTGCTGTAGTTTTAAATGAGTTAATTGAATCATATCAGCAAAACCAATACATTTACTAACTAGAGAATCTATTCTACCTTTGTACATTCTTGGTGCACAAATAGCATAATTCATTTTTACTTTTGTAGTATCAGCATAAGGTCTTGACATGTTTTCTGCTAATTCCCATTTAAGCATTGTATCAGTTCCTAAAACTTTAGCGCCACTATATAAAACTTCTATTGATCGCGAAACTCTTTCAAACATATCACTTTCTGGTGGATCAAATGTATCTGGCTTTTCAATAGCCTTCATTAATCCTTGATCTGTTTTTTTTATTTTAAAAACTTGATTATGATAAGTCTTGTAATCAAAATATAAAACTTGAACAGTATTTTCATCATATCCACCCCAACCAGTTACGTACTGTCTATTTCCTGGCATTTTTTGGATGCGCTCTAATTCTTTTTTAGATATATTTGGAAATTCTTTTTTAAGCTCTGGTATTGTTATAGATTTTATTTCTCCAACATA